CATCCGTCGGCCGGTCGCCGCCTGTGGCTGGCAGGGAGAGGATTGGAGCCATCCGACGGATATAGACCTCGGCGGATCCGTCGCGCTTCTTTACCCAGCCGGACGGCGCGCATTTCGGGAGCAGGAGGCCTATATCCACGGGCTTGACGTCCTCCTCCCCGTCCCTCGACACGGCGTTCCCGTTAGTGCCGACGCGGTCGATCAGGATCTCGTCGATGGTTCCCACCTGGCCGTAGATATTGCCCTGGGAAGAATGGCCGGTCACGCCGATCATCGCCACGGTGTTCAGCTTACGGCTGTAGATATCGCCCGTCGGCGTGTGCTTGGCCGTTTCGTATTCCTGCTCCGCGCCGGTGATGACTGCGACGAGCGTCGCGGCGGATGCCGGCTGCTGCTCGTCCGCGGAGCTCCCCTCCTCGCTGTCGCTATATCCCAGCGAATAGCCGACGCCGGCCTCGGCGGCGGAGCGGAAGCGGTTGGCGACCTTGCGGTCCCAGTCCAGCGGAGCGGTCGGCGCCAGGATGTCAGAGGCGGCCATGATCCGGAAGCCGGACCCGTCCGTGAAGAGAGCCGCGCAGAACATATTGCAGAGCGCCAGCACGAAGTCTGCGAAGGTGACATCCGGGAGCGTGGCGGCGGGATCCGGAAGACCCGCCTCCCAGGTACCGAAGATCACGGCGTTCTCCAGATAGGCCGACGCGCCACTGACCTGAGCGAAGGAGACGCGGCCGCCCAGGATAGCTCCGACCTCGATGGCCGGCACGGTCAGCTTCCGGTGCGTCGTGTCGTCGGGGTGGTTCCGATACTTGCCGTCGATGTTATACAGGTTCCCGGGACGCTGTCCGGACGGCTTCGTGCCGATGCCGGCAGCCGCGACCTTGGAGGCGTCGACGATCAGGGGGTAGTGGATGCCGCTCGAGATGGTCAGCTCCCAGAGCTTGCCGCTCCATTCCATCGCCAGGTCCTGCCCGGAGAAGGTGTAATTGATACGCCCGTCCTCGTCGATGCTGTCGTAGATCAGTGACCCAGCGAGCAGTTGCACGCCTCCCACGAGGATTGACGCGCCCAGCTGCTTGACCGTCGGCGCCAGCATCATCGTGTCCAGGTAGCCGAAGGCGGCCTTGTTTGTCGGAGTGGCCAGGAAAGCGATGGCCGTGCTGAAGGGAACCGGGATGCGGTCATCCTGCAGCAGCGGGTTCTCGATGGTGATCTCGAATTCGGCGGCCGGATCCAGATCCAGGAATACGCCGGTTTCAGTCAGTATATCAACCATTCAGCGATCCTCCCTTCTTTGCGCGGTTATACTCTTCCGTCTTCTCGATGATGCCCTTGCTACCGAGCATCGACACTTCAGCCTTGATGGGCTTGGAGAAGACGACGTTCATCCGGCGGAGCAGCTGCAGGAGTTCCTGGTAGTTCGCCGCAGAGAGGCGGACGCCGTCCGGGAATGCTGCGCCGCCGAGGTCATCCGTGTCGTCGGCGAAGAATCCGCCGGCATATCGGCCAGCGACAGCAGCCCGCGGCTGCACGGCCTCCAGCCGGAGATCACGCAGGCGACCGGAGCGACGCGCCGTCTCGATGGCGTCCACGAACGGACGCACGGACGGGTTCTGCAGGGCGTCGGACGGGATGACGTATTCGGAGCCGTTCTCCCCTACCAGCACCGTCGGCCGGTCAATCCAGCCGCGCTGATCCGGAGAGAGGCGCGCGGGGAAGGTGCGGCCGTCCTGCTTACGGCGCACGCGGACCGGGCGGTCGTCGAAGGCGCCGCCACCCTCGCGGCCGGTGACGGGCGTGGATGCCATCAGCGCCACCTGTGCGGCGCCCAGGGCGCCCATGATAGCGGCCGGAGCGACGCCGGTCGGCCAGCCGCCCCACTGCACGAAGGTCTTGGTGACGGCCAGTGCGGTATTGATAATCGCCTGAGCGATGTTCATGCGCTTTTCACGCTCGGCCTGCTGCTGCTCCATCTGCTCTTCCTTCGTCTCCTGCTCGAGGCGCATCTTCTCGATCTCGGACTCGTACTGAGCCTGCGTGATCAGCCCGGCGTCGAGCCGCTTCTGCAGGGCCTCCTGCTTCTCGTCGTTCGCTTTCTTGTAGGCCTTCAGCTCCTGCTGCTCCTTAGCAGCAGTCATCGCGAGGGCCTGGCTGGCGATCTGGAATCCCTCCTGGGCGAGCCCGCCCATCGCCGTGATGGCGTTGCCGAGATCCATGGCATCAAGCTTACCCTTGGAGAGGTTGCTGAAGAACTGATCCCACTGCGCCTGACTGACGCCGAAGAGATTCCCGTTTCCAGTACCGGACCAGAATCCGCCATCGGACTCACCCGCCAGGGCGGCCGAGGTCTCGGTGATCTCCTTGATGACCTCCTGCAGCTTTTTCTTGAATGCGTCCAGCTGCTCCTCTGGTATGGCGATGCCCTCGAACTCGCCGGTCTCGACGATGTGCTCCAGGAGCGTGTGCAGGCTGTTTAGGTACTCGAGATCCAGGGCGCCGAGTTCCTGGTTCATCTGCTTACGCAGCTCCTTCTCCTCGGCGGAGCCCTTCTTCACCTGGGCGATGCGGTCCAGCCAGTAGTTCTCGCGCTCGGCGCGCTCCAGCTCATGGGCGCGCTGCATGGCGGACATCTTCTGGTTCTGGGCGTCCGTCTCGATCTTCGCCAGGTTCAGCAGGTGCTTCTTATCGATCAGCTCCAGCATCTCGGCGTTGCCCTCGTACTTCTTCCGCTCCTCGGCATAGCGGGCATCCTCCTGGATGCGGGCTTTCTTGATGGCGTCCGTCTCCATGTCGGCCAGCAGCTGCGCCTTATCCTTGGCCAGCTGCTCCTCCTTCTTCGCGGCGGCCTTCTGGGCGTCCTCCCGGTGCTTGGCTATCTTCTCCAGCAACTCGTTCTCGAGCTTGAGCCGGTCGGCGCCTTTCTCCTTGCCGGCAGCGAGGCGTGCGGTCAGAGAGGCGACCTCCAGCTCGTACAGCTGCTGGTCGTATTCCTCCTTGGTGGCGATCTCCTGCTCGTTGTATTTCCGGGTCAGCTCAGCCTTGGCGGCGAGGAAGGCCTCATCGCTCTGCAGGGACCAGGTAGACTTTTTCTTCTTCCCGTTGTCACCACCGTCGCCGTCGCCGCTACCACTGCCGGACCCTCCGCCGTAGTACGAATCCTGCCCGCCCAGGAACCACACCTGGCGATCCAGGAATTCCTGATTGGCGCCGCGCATGACATACGCAGCATCGCGCAGGCGGTCAACTTCTGCCTTCCACCGCCTCTTATTTCTGGCGCCGGACGTTGTCGCCAGCTTCGCTTCCGCGGACGCAAGCTGCTGCTCGATCTTCGCCTGGTCCTCGATGATGGCCTGGCTGATCTTATCGAGCGCCTCCTTGCGGGCCTCCTCGCCTTCCGCGAGCTCCACGCCGTACATCACCCAGAGGCTGCGGACGTAGTCGGCGGTGCGGCCGGCGACCTCGTCTGCGGATGCGCGGTTCTCTTCCGGGGTGATAGACTGGATGAAGTCGCGCAGCGCCAGGACGGCATCTTTGACGAAGCCGGTGTTCTCCCGGAGCGAGAGCGTGAACCGCTCCCAGGCGGACTTCAGGGAGGTCATCGCACCCTCGGCCGTGTTCATCTTCTTCTCGGCGATATCCTCCAGGACGCCGCTCGTGTTCTCCAGCTCGGAGCGCAGGGTAATGGCTGAGTCTGCGCCCGCCAGGAAGGTGTTGAACGCTGCGACGCTGCGCTTATCAGTCAGTTCGAGCGTGGTGGCCAGGTCGATGCCCTGGGCGTTCAGGCGTTTCAGGCCGTCCATCAGTTCCGGGAAGGTGCGGACCGGCTCGCCGAGCGCCTTGGCGAGCTTGCCGTTGGCGTTCGCCAGATTCAGGATGATATTCCTGGTTGCCGTGGCGGCGGACGACGCCTCGAAGCCCGCATTCGCGAGCGTGCCGAGCAGCGCGGCCGTATCCTTGACGCCGAGGCCGAACGTCTTGGCCACGGGGCCGACGGTCGCGAGGGCGGTCTGGTAATAGTTGAAGGAAAGGGCGCTCTTGTTCGTCGACAGGGTGAGCGTTGCCAGGACGTCCTCCGTGTCCTCCGCCTGCAGGCCGAACATGCGCAGCGCGGCGCCGGACAGGGCGGCCGCCTCGGAGAGGTCGGCGCCGATGGCGGTGGCGAAGTTCAGGACCGGCTCGCCCATGGCGATGATCTCCCGCTCGGTAAATCCGAGCTTTGCCAGCTCGATCTGCAGGCCCGTGGCCTGCGTCGCCGTGTACTTCGTGGCGGCGCCCAGGCGCAGGGCCTCGTCCGTCAGCAGGGAGATATCCTCGACATTTTTGCCGAGAATGGCCGCGAGGTCGACGTTCGCCTGCTCGAAGTCGCCGATGGTCTGCGCGCCTTCGCGGATGACGGACCAGGCCCGCCGGAGAACCAGCAGGGCCGCGCCGACGCCCGCGGCAAACTTTGCGATGCCGCCAGTCAGCGCGCCCATGGAGGTGCCGGCTCTGCCGGACTGTCCGCGCAGCTCCGCCAGTCGGGAGTTTGTTTCCTGCAGCTGCTTGTTCACGCGTTCCCACTCCGCGGTACCGGGCGCCATGTTCGCCAGCTGCGCGCGCAGCTGCTTCGCGCGGTTCGTGAGCTCGGCGATGGTCATGCTGTTCACGGACATC